TTTGCTACTGCTGAAAACTGGAATGAACCCATATCAGGTATTTGACCGCTACCAACCCCCACATCACGAGTCGCAGCCGTCTTAAGGCCCAGGTTCGTTCTTGCACCAGCAGCGTCTGTGGCCCCCAGACCGCCCCGCGATAATGGCAGCGCTATGGTTTCTCCAGCCTGGTTTAATGCCCCCCAGTCTCCATTTTTATCAATAAAAACGAATGCGTTTGCCCCTGGTGACGACATCGTAGCTCTATCGTTGTCACTGCCAAATGATGAAACCCCAAGCTGCACCCTTGCACCCAGCAGTGTATTTGCCCCCGTTCCTCCATTGGCAATAGCTAAAGGTAAGGGGTTTCCTGCGGAGTCCTGAACGCCCCAGTGTCCGGCGTCATCAATGTATAAATAAACTTTTCCATCAGGTGAGGACATGGTGGTGAGCGTCCCGTCGCCGCCAAAAGACGCAATCCCTAACTCCACCCTTGCACCCAATAGTGTGTTTGCACCAGTCCCACCTCCTGCAATAGGCAATGGAAGAGGATTACCCGCCGAATCCTGCACCCCCCAGTGACCATCTGGCGTGATGTAAAAAAATACCCCCCCTCTGGGAGCGGAAACACTGGTGAAGTTGTCATCAGTGTGAAAAGCGCCTAATCCGAGGTTTTGTCGTGCTAGTGCCGGATTAGGTAAATCGGCAAGGTTACGCTCTTTAGCCAGCCTCGCACTTGCGTTATCCATCGCAATTTTTACAGCTTTCGGCGTTGCTGCCTGCGTTTCGCTTTCGTCAGTCACGGCGCTGTTAAGCCGCACAAATCCTTTTTCTGCTGTCGTTGCATCAGGGTGGTTACGCGACTGTTCGTGAATATGCATTAACCCATCAGCATAATCCCTCACCTCGATAATTTTATTATCAACATACTGGCGAGTAGCCAGCACCACCGATGGGTCGATTTTCAGGGTGATTGCTGACGTACTCGACACAATCAGAATCATGCGAATGGTCTGCGTGCGGCCGCTTCCCTCCTGCAGTTGCGGCTTGTAGGTCTCCGGGCAGTTTGCCACCGCAATCAGAATCCCCTCATCATCATAGAGGCCAATCTCTCGGATCCAGAAACCGCCCTCATTCTCGGGAATAATTTGTTCCGCGATAATCTGGCTGGTATTGGCCTGGTCAACGGTCAGCAGGTTCAGCTGCGCTATGCGCTTCTGGTTAATGAGCTTCGTCTGCGCCGGGTCAGGTGTCGGCAACGTACCATTCGCATCACCGACCGCCATCTGCGTCAGGTTTAGCTTGGAACCGAGTGCCGCCGCGTTCGCCAGCCGCGCCGCGCCCTGATTGGTCAGAATGGCAAAATATTTTGCGGTCATGCGTTCACTCTCAGGTTATCTATCAAATGGATGGCCGAAGCCGGGTAATATTCACCGCCGATGACAATTTTCTCGGGGGTGTAGGGGTAAACGGTCAGCGCGTCGCCGTCGTAGCATTCCGCACCGACATACAGCTCGCCGGTCGCACTCAGGCTGATAGCCAGCCCCGTCAGGTGGCGGCTTGCCGGTTTGGCATCTTCAATCAGGCGCTCAAGTTCCTGATACATTTCGTCGGTGATACCGCTGTCGAGCACGCCAACAACGAGGCGGAATGTGCCTGGCTCCTCGTCGAGCTGCCACCACTCTCGCACCTCAATCAGAAAGCCGAGCGGCTCAACCACCCGACGCAATGCGCTGATGGTGCCTTTATGCTGATGGATGAAAAACGAGGACGCACAGACGTTTCGCTTTGTCGCCTCCGGCCATTTCTCATCCCACCTGTCGACCGACAGCGCCCACGCCAGATACGGCAGAAAGCTGACCGGACACGTTGCCGGATTCCACAAGTCGCGCAGCGGCACCTGCAGATCGGAAATCCCGCTGCAGGTCTGCGCCAGTCGGCGTTCAAGCGGCGATGAACCGGGCGGCAGCAGGCTATTCATCCGTGCCCCCGTTGGTTACTCTCCATTCCGTACAGGATGCCGCCTGCGTCTTATCCAGCACCACATCATCCAGCGGGTAGGCCAGCTCCACACGCTGGACGCCCTCTACATGCAACGCGGCATAAATCGCGCTGCGACGAATATCACGGCCCAGCCGCGTCTGACTGGCAATGTACTTCTGCAGACTGGCTTTTGCCGCCGCCATCACCGGCTCAGCTTCCGGCCCCGGATAAAGAAAAATAGTTGCATCCACGCTGTACGGGATTATTTCGGCGCTGCGCACCGTCAGGCGGTCTGCCACCGGGCGCACGTTCTCACTGTTAAGCTCCTGCTCCACCACCGCCAGCAGATCAGCCCCTGCCGTACCGTCACCCTCACGACTCAGCACGGTCAGCACCACCTCAGCCGGTGCCGGACTGGTTGCGCTGGCGTCTGCCACGCGCCCGTCCGCGCTTTTAGCGTGAAACTCATAGGCCGCCGTCGGCCCCGCAACGGACAAACCCTCAAACGCAGCCGGAACACGCAGGCGCAGCGCATCATCGCTTTCCATGACGGCAGCAACCGGCGGCACCGCGTCGTTATCGGCAGGCGTTACCGTCAGGCGTTTCACGTTGTAGTTGGCTGCCAGCTGATCGAGATCGCCGCCGATGGCATATGCCACCATGACCGCCTGCGCGGCCTCGTTAATACGCTGGCGCAAAAGGATTTCACGGTAGGTGCTTTCCTGCAGCAGCTTGGTGACGGGTTCAGATTCCAGCGCCAGCGTGCGCCGCACCGCGTCCTGCTCATCCGCCGGATAAAGGGCCACAAAAGCGGCCTTGCGCTCAGCCAGCAGCGTCTCAAAATCCGGCACGTCCACTATCTGCGGCGCGGGCAGCTGGGAAAGGTCAATCACTGCCATTGTCTGCTCCTGTTGATACGGAAAGGGAAACCGGCTCGCCGTTATTGCGCTGCCCGGTAAGTTCAACCACCATGGAACCGTCAAAATTGCTGCTGATGGTGATGGAATCCAGCGTAAGCCGCGGCTCCCAGCGACTCAGGGCCACATAGACCGCAGACATGACCTGCAGGCGTAGCGCCGGATTCTGCGGCTGGTCAATCAGGGCGGACAGCAGGGAACCATATTCCCGACGGGCAATCCGGCTGCCCTGTGGGGTCAGCAGAATATCCCGCACTGACTGGCGCAGATGGTCAGTATCAGTAATGGCCTTGCCGTTACCCTGGCTCATGCCGATATACAGCGTCATACCGGTCCTCCTGACGTATCGCCGCCGGACTTAACGCCGGTATGACCGTGTTTATCCACCACGATCCCGTTGGAACTCATCGCGCCGCCGCCCTGGGTGACGCCGCCATTGATCACCATTTCGCTGTTAATGCGCGTGGTGTCAGCCTCCACCACAAACTCACCGGTTTTGAGAGTGATATTGTCCGCCGCCTCGATCACCATGGATTTGATACCCCGGACATGCCACCGCCCGGTGGCGGGTTCATACTCAAACCAGCCTCCGTCCGGGTACTCCGTCACGCAACCGTCCACGGAATCCGACGGCGGCGCAAACTGATTGGAGTAGATGGCAGGCAACGCAAAAGCAGTTTCCAGATTGCCGCCCATGCTCAGCACCACCACCTGCTCATCCGGCGACGGGCACCACCATGTACGGGCACCACCGGCACGCAGCGTCAGCCAGTTAATCCAGTTGGTTTCAAGCTCGCCCACTCTCACCCGGCACAGCCAGTTTTCCCGATCCACTTCGGTCACGGTGCCGGTGCGGATCAGGTTGGTGATAAGGCGCATGATTTCGGTCAGTTGTGCATTCATAACGAAAGGTTGCCATCAGAGGGAAAAGGGAGGCAGCGCGGGCGCTTGTGCCAGCGGTGGCACAAAGATCACCCCGCCAGCCAGCGCAGCAGAGTGTCGCGGGTGATGGTTTCCACCTCATCATTCACGCCCAACAGGCGGCGCTCTGCGTAGCGGACCTCCGGGCCTTTTCGACTGACGCGATCCCGCAGGCCGTAATGGTGAACACGGGCAATGCGCTGCACCTTGCCATCAAACTGCACGCTGGCAGAGTCCGCACTGGCGGCGGTTTTCAGGTATTTTGTGGTGCGAAGCTTTGCAAACATCTGGCGTTTGATGCGTCCCTTCTTGCTGCGGGCCGTCACCCGGCGCGGCTCATAGCCGCTGCCGTCAGGATTACGCTGCAGCCTGATGTTCTGTTGCTGAGTCCGGCGCAGCTGTTGCGCCAGCTGCCGCATCATACGGTTGCGTGCGGCAGGCTCCAGATTTGCCAGCAGCGCCGCCAGCCAGTCATCCACCCTCTGCAGCTCATCCACGTTTCACCGTCCACATTTCTTCGGGTTCGTCAGGCTCTGGCACCGCTTCAACGCTCGACACGCTGCCGTCAGTGCTGACCAGCACGCGCTCCGTCAGTTGCAGGTTCAGGCTGATATCGCACACATCGTTGCGCAGAATATCCACTTCAAAGGTGAACAGTTTCTCGCGCAGATCCGGGTTATTGATGGCATCCGGCTGGTTGTCACTTAGCCACAGCAGCACAGGAGCCATCAGCAGATTCTGGTCGCCGCTGAAATCCTCGATCACCACGTTCAGGGTGTAGCGGTACTCCCATGACATGGAGCTGGCACCGGTTGCCACCAGTGATCCGTTATCAACGAAAAGGTGCAGCTTGTCCGGGTTATCGCGGACATAGGCAACCGCTTTATTCAGGGCGCTGCGTAAGGACTGCGGTTTGTTCACTGTCTCGCTCCTGACACGCAATAATCGTGTCCACTTTGTCAGCACAGACCGCCCAGGCGGCCTCGGTTTCATCCAGCACCGCATTCAGGTCGCCGTTACTGCGCGGCGCTGACCTTTCCAGGCGGCACTGCGTCACTCTGGGACAGCCACTCACGGTAAGCTGCACCTCCGGCGAGGGCCGGGCGGTCCCGCAACCGGATAATGTCAGCAGGCAAAGGAGTGTCAGCCCAGCGGCGTAAATCCTCGTTTTCACGTTTTAGCTCCTCGATCCGGCGCTGGCGACTTCGCAACAGTGCGGTGGTCTGCTCCGCTGCCGCGTAAAGCCGCGTCTGCTCCCGGCTGTTGGTTTCGGTCAGAATGGACAGGCCGATCAGCTGGCTGTTTTTCTTCGTCAGCTCCTGCGTTTTGCTTTTCAGCGCCGCACCCTGCGTCTCGATGGTGTGGCTGGCATTGTTAAGCCGCCATGACTGCCAGCCCAGCGCCGCAAGCGCGAGCGCCAGCACTACCGCCAGCGCACGCATCAGGCTGCCATCGGCTCATGAAGCTGCGCGCGGGCAATCTGATACAAAACCAGCGTCAGCAGGTAAAACACCAGGGTGATCACCCATCCCGAAAACGCCAGGCACAGAACAATAAGCAGCCTGATTACCCATGTGCGCACGGGTTTTACGGGGTGCGCCCTGAATTTCAGCAATGCCGCCCTGACCTCATCGCGTGCCCGATCTCCGGCGAACCACCCGACAGCGCACAGCGCAGCAAGCAGCCAGGCGAGGAAGCATGACACCCAGACAGACGCACCAACCAGAACCGGCGTACCGCTGCGCGGATACAGCAGACTGATAACCAACAGCGCAGCCCATGCCAGCTGGAAAAAAACGCTCATGACTTTCTTTTTCATTCCGTTATGCTCCTTTTAAGCACCAGGCCATTTCCCGCGCGCGGCGGTTGTCCAGCCCCTGATTAAACACACCTTTGACATATACCCAGCGCGGCAGCTGATGGCAGGCATCCGCCCAGCGCCGCTGGTTCAGCAACTTAACCAGCGTGGAGCTGCAGGCGTTGCCGGTGCCAACGTTGAAAGCAAACGACACCACCGCGTCATAGACCTTTTGCGGCATAGGCTGCACCACACATTTATCCAGCGCCCGCTCCACGCGCAGCACATTGGTGATAAGTCCCTGCGCCGCCTGCCGTTCCGTGATGGTTTTTCCAGGCACCACACCGGACGTATTACCGATCCCGTCAGTCCACACGCCCGCGCTGCACTGATAAGGCTGCAGGCGGCATCCCTCGTAATCGGCGATCAGTTTCAGCCCCTCAACGGAGGTATGAAGCGACTGGAAACCGGGCAGCGTGGCGGCGATAGCCAGCACCGCCCCGACAAGGCAGCGCTTAACGATTGAAGGATTCATATTCCCCCCGCGAAATTTTGCCGCCACGTAACAATTTGAAAGACTGGTGTTTGTAGTACCAGTTGATAGCCAGCATCAGCACACCAATCAGTACGCCGCCAACCGTTGACGCATCCTTGAGCGACAGATCGCCCAGCCATGCCAGCAGCACGGCGATGCAGTAAGTGATAAAGGCGCTGATTCGTTCAAGCGTCATAATTCAGTCCCATAGCTGGACGGTCTGCGCCGTGGTTGACGCCGTAATGTCCGGCAGCTCCACCTGCAGCCCGTGGGGTAAAAATGGGCCGTACTCAGCCAGCCCCGGATTTGCCTGCAGAACCTGCTCAGTGACACCCTGCGTGCGCCCGTAATGACGCCAGCAAAGCGCGTCCACCGTGTCATACTGATGCGCACGCACTTTCATCAGATAAGCTCCACCGTACAGTGCGGTGCATCCTGCACCCGGCTGATAGCCCAGCGGGCATCACGCCACAGATCGCCGCTGGCCTCCGCCAGCTCCTCCCCTCGCTTCACACCTGACGCCGTGGCGTCATAGTCCTGATAACGCTCATTGAGCACGGCGCGCGCCCAGCAAAAAACGGCGTTGTGGTAGTGCCGGATACGCTCGTTTTTTCCGTCCAGCATTTCTGCGGGAATTTCAGCAAGTGTCCGCCAGCCCAGCATCTGCTGACGGTTGCGGAAGTCGTACAGCTCAGCGTTAACCTCAGAGATCGCCGTCAGCACGACCTGCTTTAAACGCGGCTGCGTCACCGTGCCATCAGTGCGCATCACACTGCGAAATTCCGACAGGTCCACATCAGGCCAGAACGGCGTATTTTTTATGACCTCCGCCTGTTCCGGTGCCTGTTCGGGCGCAACAAACTTCATGCGGCTTTCTCCTGAATAAGTGGGCGGTGGACGGGGTTTTGATGTGGCAGTGCCTTTCGCCCCCCCGTGCCGCCCGTGCGCGGGGCACGTTCTTTAGCGGCTGTCATTGCGCAGTCTGCGCTCCAGCTGCTGCTTTTCTTTTTTAACGCCACAGCGGGGATCGAGCTGCAGCGCATGGGTAAGGTGATTCAGGGCAGATGCCGGGTTGCTTTCGCTCAGTACAGCGCCGATGGCTTTATGCAGACGCGCCCGAGACTGGTCCGGCATATCCAGATCGGTTGTCAGGTCCAGCGTCTGCAAAAGCAGATCGGCATCAAAACCGGCTGCGGCTAGCAGAGCGCTTTGCGCCGCGTCTGCCATTTCTTCTGCCAGCACGGTCTGCACGTTACGGTTGCCCAGCGGCATCACCCAGCCATGGCGCAGCGCATGACGCCCGATTTCCAGCGCACCGGCATAATCACCGGCATCGATACGCCACAGCATCACGTACATCAGCACGTCATCCTGCTGCGCACCTCCGGCAGCCAGCACGCCCTCCGCCCAGGCGGCATACTTCGGCAGAAGCTCCACCTTGATTGCCGCCTTTTTGACGGTGGACTGGACACCCTTAAGGCGGCGGCGGTCTTCTGCCAGCTGCAACAGCATCAGGTCATAGCCGGACGCATGGCGAACACTGCCGCCCTCCCGGGCGGCCTGTTCGGCCTGAATGCGCAGGCGGTGCTGCCGTGCGGGACTCAGGCTCATGCGTTACTCCCCACCTTCCGGCGCAGCTGGCGCGCTGAAATCACCGATTTCGATATTTTCGACCAGGGCCGCGCAGCGGTAGTCTTCAATCACGTACGCTTCGTTGACGGATTCGAAGTTTTCAATCCGGTCACGTTTCGGGTTGTCGATAACAGAACGGCGGCGGGTGTCCTCCTGCCAGTAGATGGACAGGTTATCCAGACGGGTGATCAGCAGGGCATTGGCCGGGAAGAACGGCGCACGCACCGCCTGCAGGCCGCCCATGCGTTTCTGGCTGATAATCAGATCGGCCGCGATTTTCTCGCTGTTTTCCTGCTCTTTGTTAACCAACGGGAAATACTTGTCAGACAGCAGCTCGCGGCCGCAGATAACAACCAGCTCGTCATCATCTTGGTAAACCACGTCGATCAGCTCGTTAACCGCATCCATCACCACGGCGTCCAGGTTGGCATAGTCGCCGCCCTTGCCCACCTTCACCGCGCCTGCCGTGGTGGTGCCGTCCTGGGTGGTGCTGCCCATAACGTGGTCCGGCGCGTCTTCGCGGATTTTCTGCAGCCAGCCCTTATTCACGTCCTGCAGCAACGGATTTTCTGCGCGGTTGGAGGTTTTGGCGCGCTTCACGCCGTTAAAGCCGATCATGATACGGTCCAGCGCCTGGCGCTTGACGATGGCATTACGAATACGCACCTGGAAGTCCTGGAATTTCGCCCACAGGTCCAGCTTTGCGTAGGTCAGCACCGTGTCAAAGTTGGTCTGTTCGCATTTATATTCCACGTCCTCCATCAGCATCGGATCGGTAGGTTCACGCTCTTTGGTGGTGGTGTCGGTGGTTCCGGCAATGGTGGAGCCAACGCCCAGGCCAAGCAGCTGGCCGGACTGCTCCGCAACCGGCGTGATGTTAATCAGCGTCAGAAAAGCGGCGGACTGCTGGATCTGGTCTTCCAGCGTCTGCTGCACGGACGGGTCCACGGTGAACTTGCTGGAAAGTTCTTCCACTTCCACGTTGTTCAGGCGTGCCAGCTGCTGCAGGTAGGCGTTAAAGGCAAAGCGGGTATTCTTTTTCATCGGATTTTATGCTCCATCAGCAATTGGTCAGGGTGCCTGCCGGTGCGTCACCGCCCGGCGCGCGCTGGCGGTAATCTTTACGGCTGTCTTCACGGCTCAGCTGCTGCTCAAGCTCGGCAAAGGCGGCCTGCTGCTCCTGCAGCGAGGATTCAAGCTCAGAAATGCGCGCGTTCTGGTCGGACAGGGATTTATCGGTGCGCTCGCTCAGGTTCTGCTGCTCGGTGGCGACCAGCTCGACGGCTTTGTGCACATCTGAGAAACGCGCATCATCGGTCTGCTCTTTTTTGGTGAACAGGGCGGTGACGCGGGCAAAGAGGGACGGCTTTTCGTCCTGGGTTTCTTCCAGTTCGATCAGCGTTTCTTCGGCGGCGGTAAACAGGTTTTCAGGACTCTGCTTGCGGTTTGCCAGCGGGTTGTGCGCGGCGCTGGCGCTGAAGGTCAGCATCTCAGTGCCCAGGCTCGCCGGATCGTCAGTGGCGGCCAGCCCCACAAGGTAGGCTTTGCCGGTGTCGGCAAACTTCGGGCTGACTTCCATGGAGGTGAAAAGCTTCTGGCCTTTCTTGACCAGTTCAACCAGTGCGCTGGTTGGTTCTACGTCGGCATACAGTGCCATTTTGCCCTTCAGCGGGCCGTCCTGAATTTCTTCAGCAACCAGCGCCGTCACCCTGCCGTATCGGTTAAAGGTGCTTTCCGGCAGATAAGACTTGATGTGCTCAAGGTTAATCAGCGCGGTGTAGACCTCCGGGTTGTAGCTGGCCGCCATCTGCTCCAGCCATTCGCGCTGGATTTCGCGTCCGTCGGTGGTGGCACCTTCCACCCCGATGCGGAAACGCTTTGCTTTCACTGTCATGAGCCGTGCTCCGTTAGAAAAAACTTACTGGAGCCTTATGTTTGCGGCGATGGGGGGAGTGAAACAACGCGCGGCGCTTGTACGGTCCGCCACACAAACCGCAGCCGGGGAAAGCCGCCGGGCAAGGCCGTATGTTTGGGCCATGAACACGACAATGACCCCCGCAGACCTCGATCCCCGTCGGCAGGCCATGCTGCTGTACTTTCAGGGATACCGCGTAGCCCGCATTGCTGAAATGCTGGGCGAGAAAGTTGCAACCGTTCACAGCTGGAAGAAGCGCGATAAGTGGGGCGAGTATGGGCCGCTGGATCAGATGCAGCTCACCACCGCCGCGCGTTACTGCCAGCTCATTATGAAGGAGCAGAAAGAAGGGAAAGACTTCAAGGAAATTGACCTGCTGGCGCGCCAGTCAGAGCGCCACGCCCGGATCGGTAAATTTAACGATGGTGGCAACGAGGCAGATTTAAATCCGAAGGTTGCCAACCGCAACAAAGGCCCGCGCCGCCACCCCGAAAAGAACGTTTTCACCGACGAACAGATCGAGAAGCTGCAGGAGGTTTTCCACGGCTCGATGTTCGCCTACCAGCGCCACTGGTACGAGGCAGGCAACCGCCACCGTATCCGCAACCTGCTTAAATCGCGCCAGATCGGGGCGACCTTCTTTTTTGCCCGGGAGGCGCTGATTGATGCCATCACTACCGGCCGCAACCAGATTTTTCTTTCAGCCAGTAAGGCGCAGGCGCACGTCTTCAAGCAGTACATCATCGACTTTGCTAAAGAGGTGGATGTTGAGCTGAAGGGCGACCCGATGACGCTCAGCAACGGCGCTTGCCTGTACTTCCTCGGCACCAACGCCCGCACGGCGCAGAGTTACCACGGCAACCTTTACCTGGATGAATATTTCTGGATCCCGAAATTCCAGGAGCTGCGCAAGGTAGCCTCCGGTATGGCCATTCACAAAAAGTGGCGGCAGACCTACTTTTCAACCCCGTCCAGCCTGACCCACAGCGCCTATCCGTTCTGGTCCGGCGCCCTGTTCAACCGGGGCCGTGCCAAAGCGGACAAGGTGGATATTGACCTGACCCACGGCAATCTGGCCCCGGGCCTCCTTTGCCCGGACGGTCAGTACCGCCAGATCGTCACCGTGGAGGATGCGGTGCGCGGTGGCTGTAACCTGTTCGACCTGGACCAGCTGCGCATGGAGTACAGCCCGGACGAATACCAGAACCTGCTGATGTGCGAATTCATTGACGATCTGGCGTCAGTGTTCCCGCTGAGCGAGCTGCAGGCGTGCATGGTGGACAGCTGGGAAGTCTGGTCCGACTTTCAAGCGCTGGCGCTGCGTCCGTTTGGCTGGCGTGAAGTCTGGATCGGCTATGACCCGGCGAAAGGTACGCAGAACGGCGACAGCGCGGGCTGCGTGGTCATGGCTCCGCCTGCAGTGCCAGGTGGAAAGTTCCGCATTCTGGAGCGTCACCAGTGGCGCGGGATGGACTTCCGCGCCCAGGCGGACGCCATTAAAAAGCTGACCCAGCAGTACAACGTGACCTATATCGGCATCGACTCCACCGGCGTCGGCCACGGCGTCTATGAGAACGTTAAGGCGTTCTTCCCGGCTGTGCGGGAGTTTGTCTACAACCCCAACGTAAAAAACGCCCTGGTGCTCAAGGCATACGACATTATCAGCCACCGGCGCCTGGAGTTTGACGCCGGGCACACCGACATTGCGCAGTCCTTTATGGCAATCCGCCGCGCCACCACCGCCAGCGGGAACCGCCCCACCTACGAAGCCAGCCGCAGCGAAGAAGCCAGCCACGCAGACCTGGCCTGGGCAACGATGCACGCATTGTTTAATGAACCGCTGCAGGGCGAAGCCGCCAATACCAGCAACATTGTGGAGATTTTTTGATGGGCAAGAGGAATAAAAACCGCGCTGCAGCCAAACAGAGCGTTCAACAGAGCAGCGGCGTATCTGCAGAAGCATTCAGCTTTGGCGACCCGATCCCGGTACTGGACCGCCGGGAATTGCTGGATTATGTGGAGTGCGTGCAGATGGACCGCTGGTATGAGCCGCCGGTGAGTTTTGACGGACTGGCACGAACCTATCGTGCGGCGGTGCATCACAGCTCCCCGATTGCCGTTAAGCGCAACATTCTGACCAGCACGTTTATCCCACACCCGCTGCTGAGCCAGCAGGCATTCAGCCGCTTCGTGCAGGACTATCTGGTGTTTGGTAACGCCTATCTGGAGAAACGGACGAACCGGCTCGGCGGCATTCTGTCGCTGGAACCATCACTGGCGAAATACACCCGCCGCGGGATCGATCTCGATACCTACTGGTTTGTGCAATACGGCATGACCACGCAGCCCTATGAGTTCACCAAAGGCAGCATCTTCCACTTGATGGAGCCGGACCTGAATCAAGAAATTTACGGCTTGCCCGAATACCTGTCCGCCATCCCTTCCGCCCTGCTGAATGAGTCCGCGACTCTGTTCCGCCGGAAGTATTACATCAACGGCAGCCACGCAGGCTTCATCATGTATATGACCGACGCCGCACAGAACCAGGAGGACGTGAACAATATCCGCCAGGCCATGAAAAGTGCCAAAGGTCCGGGCAACTTCCGCAACCTGTTTATGTATTCTCCGAACGGGAAAAAGGATGGGATTCAGATCATCCCGCTTTCAGAGGTGGCGGCAAAGGATGAGTTTCTTAATATCAAGAACGTGAGCCGGGACGACATGATGGCAGCACACCGCGTTCCGCCACAGATGATGGGGATCATGCCGAGTAATGTTGGGGGGTTTGGAGATGTGGAAAAAGCCGCGCGTGTTTTTGTACGTAATGAATTGCAGCCATTGCAGAAACGTATGTGCGAACTGAACGAATGGATTGGGGAAAAAGTAATAAACTTTGAGGCGTATCAGCTCTCAATTGAGCAATAACATTCAAAGCAGACTAGCCAGCAAAATAAACCTATAGATCCGGATCTATAGGTTTATGATGTAGTGATACTGGGTAATGCACGACTTGATAATCAAGTTTACTTACAGTATGAAGATGCTGGCTATAAAAAACCAATGGATTCTTTTGGCAATCAATAATATTGACAGATTTACAAGCATGAATTCTGGGAGCATTCTTTGATAAAAATGTTTTCCATGAATCCATCATATCAGAACAGGAAACATTTTTTGTATAAATAATCAGACCGCCCGAAGAACTATTAATGGTCCCAGTACTATACCGCTCGGTAAGTTGCGCATAACCTTTAAAAAGATATGTATATGAAGAATGTTTTTTTGCTTCCCCATGCCAGATATAATCAGCAAGTGTGATAGATATATCACAATGCCCTCTCTGATTCTTCTCGTGACTGGCTTCAAGACCCAGATATCTATTTTCAACATACGAAAGCAAATATAGAGTTAACTGATCTTCAGAGAGATCAAATGTAATTTTATTGCCATTTTGCTCTAATTTACTTATAGCATAATCCAGTTCCTTTCGAACGAGACTGTTGAAATTAGAATAGGATTCCAACGCAAATTGAATCCTTTCAATCGCAAAATGAACCCTCTGCAAATGAAAGTTTTTCTCCAAATCATCCAGACTTGTAAGCATTAGCACGCCCCTTCTCTTGTGAAACTAATAACTGTAAAGAAAGGAAATACATACTTTTTGTAGTCTGGCACTATCTCACCAGTATATGGATGTTCTAAACCTTGATTATCTTCAGCATCAATAACATCAGCAATACTTATATTAACTGGTGCGAAGCCATCGTCTATAAATTGATAGTTTAACTTCAGAAAATTAACTTTTGGATTACACAAAACCTGGATAGCTAAGTAAATATCATGCTCATCAACATCAGCCTCACCCTTATTCGAAAGCGCTATATCAAATAAAAGGTTATAACTAATAAATATATTAGGGGAGCGGGATGCTAACTGAGCAAGTTTCTCATGAAACATGCACGCCAAAACACCCACTTCTGGGCGTTCGGAGCATATGTCTTGTATGGTCTTTGCCAAGTTAACATCCTTCATCTTAGTCTCCAGCTATAGTATCAGCTTCGTAAGTGTTTCGAAATCATCACGAGAGATACATTTACTAAGTATAGCAAAATTCACTGGTGAGCCTGAACTTCCACCAAGGTACCGTCTTAGCGTTCCTGGTATCGTAAGTTCTACATTGTCGGCTAACTGTAGTAAAGGATTTGTTCGTTCAACCCTGATGCCTATTCTATAAAGCCCGATATTACCTACAGCTTTAATACCTTCTTGATTGAAGATATCTTGTCTCAAATCTTTAGTAGAGTCCGTTTTTCTTTCTTTATGTGTTGTCCCTTCAGGAGTAAGGAATGAAAGCTCAAAAACTTTATAATTGAGAGTCGAATATGGTTTTTGATCTTGTTTAAAGATTGGTTCAATCAAATGGAAGAAATCTCTTTCCTTTGACGCAAACTCTGCTCCTAAAAAATCATAAAGTTCTCTCACTACAGTACTCTTTGCAAACAAGACGCTCTCGCCTATTGTATTAGCACCTGCATCTATCAAAATAGAAATAGTAGAGTTGGCTTTATCAAATATACATACATCAAAACATTGATGCTTTTCTTTTTTAGTGGCAATAATTTCTTCGTAGCCACTATACTGCGGTAAACTTTTAGGCGAAATCCTCTCTCTAATCTTTTGTTCTCTAACGGAACTAAAAAGAGCTAACGCCTGATTACCGCTCTCAGAATAATGAACCAAATTTAGTTTATTCTTTCCAGACGCATTAATTTCCTGCTCAGAAAGAATTACATCCGAGGCGACAGAAGGCTGTGTAGATAAATCCCATTCTAATTTCATAGCTTTCGTTAGCGATGGAATTATTTGACTATCAACTGCCATACTAAAAAAAGCTTTATCGCCGTATACCAATTGTCCGAATATTAAATTATTTACAGACTGAATGATGTCATTGAATTTCTTTAAATTCTTTTCTTTTAGTTCTGTTAATTCTTCCAGTACTTTTTCATGAGTTGCATCTCTACCTTTACCACGAGCTAACCCAAGAGCTGAAATAACAGGTTTTGCCACGTTCCATGGAAATCTCGTGATTAGTGTCAAAATGGACTTCATTTCTGCTTCACTAAGTACTACTGGGACATTTCCTGTCATCTTAATTACCTGTTGAAATTGCAACACAAGGTCGTCTTCGGGAGATCAATGAGAGTATTCCAATAACTTACCCAGGTATAGGAGCGCTTTCAAGTCTATGCCTATCTTATGTCTAGCAGCGCACGTTTTCATCTGAGCGCGCGCTCGTATCCCCGCCACGCCTGCCCGCTTTGTGTAGTGGTTTTCATGCACCTGCATGACATAAGCAAAAGCCCGCCAGTTCTGGCGGGCCTCAGCAAAAACGATCCTCAAACGATCATGCAATTTCATGCGGCATAGTCATGCACAACAGCACTAACGCCTCGCGTGGCTCGTTGTTCAACCTTGCGGACGGTAAAAACCAGTTTTATCGTCCGCAACGTTCGCTAATGTAACCAGCTGTCGTCCTCCCAGACCTGCTGCATTATTTCCATCACTCGCTTTTTATCTTCATCCAGTTTTAACCCGCTCAGCTCAACGCCGTTGGCGCTGCCCTTACGGATACGAATTGCTGTTTTGGGATACAGAGGGCGCAAATTACGGTAAAGCTCGGATTCAAGGGCGTCCAGTGTAGCCTGGCTAATCTTCTGCTCTTTATCGATCATTATTTCAATGCGCATACAGATTCCCCTTAACTGGTCACGTCCATCGACCGGCAGTATTCATGGCTGCGGATTTTCGCCATCAGCTCGTCGGTCAGTTCGGACACCCACTGGATAGCCAGCCGCTTTTCTTCATCGCTGCACTCACTAGCCGCTACAAGCTTGATAAAAAAATCAATGCGCTGGAGCTTCAATGACTCCAAAAGATAATCCTGCATTTTCCCTCCTATCACTACCTCGGATACATAATAACTGTATATATATCCACTGTTTATAATTACAGTATAGCAGGGGTTTGCGAATGTAAACCGTTTTTTATCTGTCAATTAGATCGCTCTGATGCGGATCAATAAGAGCAAGAATTGTTAAAGCTGCGGCATCAGTACCACTGACGCCATTTGTCATCTTCCTGCAGACGGTGGTTGCGGTAAAAAATACGCAGCCCGGCACCTGACGGGATACTGCCGCCGCGCAGAAGCAGGTCAATCTCTGACTCGCTACCATCGAACCCTCTGGAACTCAGTTCTGCCTCAAGCTGCAGGCGCTGCTGATCCGAAATATTCTGTTTATATGCTTTTTTCCGCTTCGGTTTTACCAGCCTTAACCTGGCTGTCAGCTCCCGCCGTTCCTTCTGGCCCATGTTGTGGAGATAATCCTGCAGCTCCTTCTCATCCATGGTTTTAATATCGGGTAAATCACCCCCTGATTTGTTCAGATTTTCAACAGGGGGACAGTTATTGCCACGAGTCCAAGGGGCGCAAGCGCCCTGGTCGGCTGCCGCCTCCTGAACATCAACGGCCTTACGAACCTTTTTCCACTTCACCGCGTGTGTGCAAATCTTGCCCTCTGCAATCGGGGACCAGATGCCATAGATACGGATACCGTGATCGCCGTAGGTGCTCGGCTCGTCGTTAAGCTCATAAGCAGTGCGGACAAGGTGATGTTTGCGGGGAACCAGCACACCGCCCTGCTTCATGATGTAGGTGGCAAAGCAACCCGCATCTGCCGCCGCCAGTACCGCATCCAGACGCGGGTTATCCAGTACCGGCGCGCCCGCTTTGCGTTCGCCCTGCACTCTCGCCGCCTGACCAGCCAGCAAGCGCAGCTCGCGGTATGCCTGACGCCCCGGAATACCAAAGAAACGAAATTGCTGGACACGGTGCAGTGACGCCCAGGCGCTGACATGCTCGGCGCTGTCACGCAGCGATCTGCCGGTTTCTTTGCTGATTTCTTTAGCCAGCCCGCGCCCGTCGATGTTTTTGCTGATGTATTTAGCAATATAGCTGGTCGGCGTGCCCTTGCGCGGGTTGATAAGCTCGGACTTAAAGCGCGGCCCTGTATTGGTGCCCAGCTCCTCGCGGTCTTCACGGATGGCAAACTTACGCAGCAGCGCGGTGATGGAACGGCGGTCTTTTTTGCGCATGAAGCACAGCAGGTGCCAGTGCACGGTGCCGTCATGGTGCGGCTCTGCCACACGGACGCCATACCAGCGAAGACCCGCCTTGTGCATTGCCTTGCGGAAAGCGGCGAACGTATCAACCAGATAGTCACTGCTCTGCCGGACGGTGGCGCTGGTCCACTTCGGATTAGGTCTGCCGTTGTTGAGGGTTGCGTGGAAGCGTGACGGGCAGGTGATGGTATAGAACACTGCGCAGTCTCCGCGCATTTCCGCTATCAGCTCCAGTCCCTTAACACAGGCCATCATTTCATTACGGCGGTGTGCCGGGTTGCTGTTGCTGGCATTCACCACGTCTTCCATGTCCAGCGTGTCGCCGTCTTCGTTGACCAGCTCATGCGAGCGGAAGAACTCCAGCGATTTGCGGCGCTGCTCGCGTTTGTGGATCACGGCTTCATAGCTGACATACGGGGATGCTTTTTTGTTGACCAGGCAGACGGCGCGCAGTTGTTCCTCCCGCCACTCGCAGCGCATCTGCCACAATTTGCGATACCACCAGTCCGCGCACAACATACGCGCCAGCGACGGTGGGATCAGTTCATAGGGCACTGGCTTGCGGCGGCGCTTTTTGCGGCGTAACTGCTCAAAGGCAGGCGGGATGACCTCAAGACGCATCGCCTCTGCGGCCACCCTTTCCCATGCCTGGCGGATTTCTTCTGGTTTAACATCGTCGCAGACAAACAGATCACCGCAGGCTGCATCAAGACACATGCTCATATGTGCCGCAACCAATGTGGAAAGGCGCTTGACCTGATCCTGATTCATTTCAGGCAGTACCAGCAGCCCCTCCAGCCCGTCATGGCTCGCCATGAACCGGAAAGAGGCAGATACCTGACTGTCACACACGCGCTCCAGCCGCTCAAGACACGGCCTGATGGTTTCGCGCAGGTAGCGGGAATAGGCTTTTTCTCTGCCCAGACTATGGAAATATTTAATCCGCTCCAGCAGAGGCTTGCTGATATGGGACGGCATGGCGTTAACGTCAGCCAGAATGACCAGATCGGGATTAAAACGCTCCTGCTCGCGCGCCATTTTGGCGTGGCTAATCAGCCGGTCCTGCTCCATTTCGCGCTGGACAGGATCACGGGATTCATTGAAGAAATAGCGTTCCCAGACCTCATCGCTCAGCGCCTCACGGCGCAGCTGCTCCTGCTCGTTATCCGCAGTGTAAAGAGCGATCAGGTTTGAAAGCGCAGACTCCGGCGCAACTACCGCCGGGTCCAGATATGGGTTAACCGCTTTTTTGGGGTTATTCCATGAAAAGGCCACGGCGGCCTCATTCGAGCCGCCGGTGGTTGGTGCATTTTGTAATGTGAATTTAATCACTGCCACGCCCGCACCTCAGTTTCCACCGAGATATCTGGACCGGACGCAAAATCTACACCAAACCAGCCTGCTGATTTTGTGGCGATGATTTCTGCTGCAGATTTACTATCACCGGCAGCCACCCCCATGCTGCGCTTTGCAGTGATACGATGGCGGGTAAAGTTACGATAAAGCGAACGGGTCAGTGATGTGTCGCTGCTGGACACGATAACCGGATGACCTTCTGATGACCGGTGCTCCAGAATAGACGCCAGATGATACTGATCGTCCTCTGTAAAACCGGCAGTGTGATAACCGCTAAATGTGCCATCGTATGGCGGATCACAATAAATAACATCACCAGCCTGCAGCAGCGCCAGTGTTTCGTCATAGCTGGCACAGATAAACGTTGCGCGTTGAGCCTTTTCTGCAAACGTGCGTATTTCACTTTCAGGAAAATACGGATTTTTATAATTACCGTAAGGGACATTAAAATGACCGCTCAGGTTATAGCGGCACAGCCCACGATAACCATGGCGATTTAAATAAAGGAAAAATACAGCTTTCCAGAAATCGGTGGTTTCAGCAGAATGATTAAAATCCTGACGGATGTTGTAATAAGACTCTGCGCTATTTGTGCTGGCAAAGAATCCTTTTGCATTTGAAATGAATTTATCGCAGTCAAATGCAATATGCTTATAAAGATTTATCAGGTCTGGATTAATATCCGCGACAAGATAATGAGGATAGTCTGTCGCCATCATTACAGCGCATGAACCCGCGAAAGGTTCAACCAGTCGCGGGCCAGCAGGAAGGTGCTTAATCAGTTCCGGCATGATGGCGGTTTTATTTCCCGCCCATTTCAGGATAGTGCTCATACAGCACCCCCGTTGTAGTGTTTGCCTTTCAGCTCTGCGATTTCCTGACAAGTGACGCAGCACTGCACGCCCGGAATGGCGCGGCGGCGAGCTGGCGGGATCGGCGCATCACAATCAATGCAGAGAACACGGGAAACGCCCGGTGCTTTATTGCGGGCGGTGTGGATGTGGCGCTGGCGTTCTTCTTCAACGCGCTGCTGTACGAGGTCCATTGAATCAGCCATCAGTGGATCTCCTGCGCTTCGTTCTGAATCTTCACAGCTTCCTGGCGCAGCAGCTCAGCCGCTTCCGTATGGTTAAGCTGACGTGACACGATACGGGCAGCTAAAGAATCCAGACGCGCAGCCATCACATCTGCGCGTCCCCGGCGTTCTTCTTTGCGTGCCTCAGTCAGCAACAGGTTGAGACCAGCATCATCTGGCCCGGTTTTAGTGGTGCGGGTTTCAATATTTCGCATAGTTGTTTCTCCTGAATTTGGGCAATAAGAAGCCCGGCGGGTTTACGCCATTAATTTCTGTTGTGGATTAATTCGGCATGGTTAGCCGTTTGGGAAATAAGCTCACCACTGCACGAAAATGATTCATTGCTTTCACCAGTTTCCGCTTTTCGTCAGTAGTCAGATCACTAATATTGACGCCGTGACGTTCTGCCGGAATTTTTGCCATATAAAAAATGGCTGCCAGTGCCCGCTCATTCTGTTTATTATTTACGTCGCGTGGATCGCGCATATCTTTAACAAACCTTTCAAGCTCCGACTCAATATTCAGACCAAACACTTTAGCCCTCAATTCCGCAATATGATTCAGTCCGTCCAGGCGCTCACCGGGGCTTAATGGAACAGTCGCCGTAGCGCCTTCAATAGCCATGATTTCCCCTGTTTGGTTGTGGACAAGTCAGCCAGCAGTTCATCCTGAGAGCGGCACGGGTGCCAGCGTTTGCCATCCTTGCCCATGATCCAGCCGTGACCGTAGTGCATTGCAGGACTTTGCTTAACGAGCAGTGATGCAAAAGATGGTTCTTTAGTCAGCATAGCCACCTCAGATCAGACCGAACGAAGCGCCCAGGCCCGTCACGGTATCTACCGCACTTGCCATCGCCGGATTCGCCTGTAAACGCGCATGCAATGAAACTGCAGTGAGTGCCATAAGGCGCGTGACAGAGTTGATGCTGTTGAGAACATTGCGGCGGCCCGCACTGGTTTTTACATCACCGGATACTGCGCCTGCAGCTACTAGCCCAATCTCCGCAGTTGCACTCATGACGTAATGTGGCAGGTTCTCTTCTGCCACTTCATTCAATGGCACGCACGGCAGGCAATGGATTTGAGCCAGAAAACCGTCAACAAGCGCGGGGTCCTCAGTCAGGTCGGTAAGCAGATGAATTTCCGGTGCTGTGAGCTGATGCGGCTGATCCGGATTCAGTTTGTTACGCAGCGTCTGGACGTTCATTCCTGCGCGTTCTGCCAACTTCGCCATATTGTGACGCAACGCGAAAGCACGGCAGGCATCGTCGAAATGTGGATGTTTGGAAATCTTATAATCAAACATGTTTGTAATCCCTTTTTATCCCAAAATGGAACTATCAGGCTTGCATTGTGACTTCGCAGCCTTGGGCTGCTTCCATAGTCAGAGCGAACATGTTTACTTCGACGAGGCTGTTTACCCCCTCTTTTTTGCGGATGGGTAGGCGACCCTCACGGATCATCTGGCGGGCATAGCTGAGTTTGTAACCGGTACGGCGGCAGAACTCATCAAGGGTAATGAATGGCTCTGACACCACAAGATTGATGCTAGGACGCATTGAAAAATTACGATTCATGATGCACTATTCCTCAGTTTGCGGCGCTTTCTACACTATTCGCGAGCGTTAAACACTATTCGACAACAAATCACATTACGTAAATACTATGATCCAAAAATGGAACGGTCAACAAAAAGATTTAACGAATCGTAAGTCCATAAAACTACCGGAAGGTGGCAAGGACCCAATCGACCGCATTTGCGCTGCGTATGGCTTCACATCTAGGCAAGCTCTATGCAGGCATCTCGATGTATCGCAAAGCACTATGGCTAATAGAGTTATGCGAGGAAACTTCCCTTCAGACTGGGTTTTAATATGCGCAATGGAGACCGGTGCATCACTCGACTGGTTAGTTTATGGGCGCGGAGAAGTGCCCGATTTTGCCGCCGAAAGCGAAAAAACCCAAAATGAACATGATGCAGATAAAAAAACCCTTTTGAGATATACAAAAATTCAAAATGGAGTCATTCACCATCAAAAGCAGATTGTAGTCTCCACCGAACTGATCCCTGTCGGCACGACCTCCCCTCAGTTCGTCAGTTCTGACGGTCTGATCTGGGTAGTCGATGATTTCTCTGGAGAGCTTGTTGATGGTTTTTGGATGGTTGAAATGGATGGCGTGATCAGTATTCGTGAAATATATCGTCTTCCTGGTGGACGTGTCCGTGTTGAGAATGGGAAGGCCTCTTTTGAGTGCAGCGCTTCTGATATGAAAGTTCTTGGTAAAGTAGTTAGTAAAACGGAACTGTTAAATGCGTAGCTTAATATCATTCGCAATATTTTTAGCCTTCTCTGGCTTCGTGCTACCAGAGAGGTCTTATAGTTCCGATTCATATTCAGAAAGATATTCAATACCGGACAGTCTATATGACCAGTTGGATCAAATTGGTTTCAACGAAAACGAGCTTGAAGAAATCGCAGTAGATGGCAGTGTGCTTTCTATTAAATTTGACTCTGAAAAATTGAATACTAAAAGAGCATACAAAATAATATCCGTCATTTGTGACTACACAAGAAACAATCCAGCAGAATGGCAAGGCCTCGAATTCGCTACAATTGAAATCATGGATTTTTTACAATCCAACCGATTAATTTTCTTTGGTGGTATTAAAGGCTGCTTACGACTCCCTGCGCATCCAAACGATGAGCAAATTAAACCTTATACGGAAATAAAAAGAGGTTATTAGATATGAAAAAATTAACTGCAATAGCTACCTTAGTATTTCTACTTTTGTCCACACAAACATCATACGCACGCAACTACCCCTGCTCAGGTAAAAAAGGAGGCGTATCTCATTGCACATCAGATGGTAAGTTTGTTTGCAAGGACGGCACCATTAGTAAATCCAAGAAAATTTGCTCAAAAAACTAATTATGGCTGTATCGAAACTCACTAACGGTAAGTGGCAAGCACAGGTTTTCCCGAACGGTAGGGATGGGCGGCGCATTCGTCGGCAGTTCGCTACGAAGGGGGAAGCCCTAGCTTATGAGCGCCACATAAAAGAGCAGTCACAGGATAAGCCCTGGTTGGGTGAAAAGGCAGATAAGCGACTGGTGAGGGATCTGGTTACAGCATGGTACAACGCGCATGGCGTGACTCTAGCCGATGGCGAAAAACGCAAAGGTGCAATGGAGTTTGCCTGTTATGCCATGGGCGACCCCCTCGCAACTGAATTTAACGCTAAAATATTCTCGACCTACCGCGAGCAGCGCTTGAGCGGAAAAATAACACGCTCTGATCGAGTTAAGACAGTAACTCCACGCACTGTAAACCTTGAACTGGCTTATTTCCGGGCTATGTTCAATGAACTGAAAAGACTTGATGACTGGACCGCGCCCAACCCTCTTGAAAACGTCAGAGAGTTCAAGATTGCTGAGGTTGAATTAGCCTGGCTTACAGTTGAGGAAGCAACGCGTTTGCTGGAAGAGTGCGAGAAAAGCAAAGCAGATGACTTAACAGCCATCGTTAAAATTTGCCTGGCAACCGGAGCAAGATGGGGTGAGGCGGAAAGTTTAACTGGAAAGCAGATAAGCCCCGGAAAAATCACTTTTATCAAAACGAAAGGCAAGAAGAACCGAGCTGTTCCAATCAGTGAAGAGCTTTATGAATTACTACCCAAAAGCCGAACCTCTAAACCGCTCTTTACCGGATGTTACTCAGCATTCAGGAGCGCAATAAAACGGGCGGGAATTGAGCTTCCTGACGGTCAGCTTTCGCATGTTTTACGGCATACTTTTGCCAGCCATTTCATGATGGGCGGCGGCAATATTTTAGTCTTACAACGCATCCTCGGACATACAGACATCAAAGTCACTATGCGTTATGCTCACTTCGCCCCTGACCACCTTACAGAAGCGGTTCAACTTAACCCATTAAACCTGATAAGTGGCAGCAAAATGGCAGCACAGCGCAGCACTATGCAATACTTTTCGACAATATACGAAATGCTATGCGTTTGATTTAACTGTATATCTTTGTTTTTATTAGAATATAGTTCGGACTCATAATCGCTTGGTCGTTGGTTCAAACCCAACAGGGGCCACCAAACAAAACAAGGAGTTAGATGAGAAATCGTCTGACTCCTTTTTCTTTGGATGCGATTTGGGTCAGGTAATGGGTCAGGTAAGGAATTGCTACCCTGCCCTCTTCATCTCGCTGCCAGCATCCCCGGATAGTGATGAAAGCCAGTAGCACTGCCTGTAATATTCACCGTACCGAATTTTTACGGCTTTGCCGCAACAAGCCAGTTGCCTGCCGCGCTCGCAGAATGTCTACAGCCCGGAGATAAGGGGATTGTTCCTGCCAGTTAAATCCCTTCCTGTCGATACCCACCAGTTCGTATTTTTCCACCAGAAAATTCACGGCATCAGCCAGCGAGATCCCGGCATCGATATGTTCCTGTATAACACGTTCCTCACTGAACGGTGTGTCGTTGAGGGTGAGACCATAGTGCTGTTCCAGCAGGCGTGTCAGTAGCATTTGCCAGACAGCCACGGGTGACAGGCAGGGCTTCACCGCCCGCTGAGTTGTTGCAGGTAAAGTTTTCATGTTTGCTCTCGTGAAAGTTATTAGCGCTGGGTGGGATAAATGGCGATGTACACGTAACCGCAACTGCCAAGGGTGTCGGCTTCACAGGTGAAACCGTTGTGGAACAGGGTGACACAGTGGGCATTGCGGGGATTCATTTCACCAGTGGTCAGCATCGATTCCATCTGGCGGATAAAGTGCGGGAATGTTTCATCCAGCTTCCGGCATTCGGTGTCACTGAACTTGCCGGTGATACTGGCCCGGTCAGCCAGATAATGCAGCCGGTTCCCCTCCTGCACCAGACGGGCTCCCAGGCGCGGCGTGATATTCCGCTGCAGGCCCCAGATGGTGTGGGTCATGGCGGCTCTCCTTTTATTGTCAGTTCAGGGTGATGCTCATCAGGCAGGTATAGGGCCCGTTACGGTCCTGGCGTCGTTCGGCGTATACCGCGAGGACTCCGGTGATATCCGGCACATCCCTACCGGTGTAATGACAGACGCTACCGTGCCACTGATATTTTCCACTGCAGTAGCGAAAGATCCGGGACTCAGGATGCTGGCGGTATATCGTCATTGCCCGGCGTTTACTGATAATTTTCATGTCATACCTCACAACAGGCCGTGTTCTGCAAACGAATAGATTTGCCTGCCGCCGACAATCAGGTGGTCAGGAACGCGGATATCCACCAGCTGAAGTGCCTGCACCAGTCGCTGCGTGAGGGCTTTGTCAGCCTGGCTGGGAGCTGTCTCGCCGGAAGGATGGTTATGCGCCAATATCACCGCAGCCGCGTTGAAGTGCAGAGCACGTTTGACCACTTCCCGGGGATGCACCTCGGTGCGGTTAATCGTGCCGGTAAAGAGCGTTTCATGGGCGATAAGCTGGTTCTGGTTGTCCAAGTACAACACCCGGAACTCTTCCCGCTCAAGTGCGGCCATATGCAGTCGCAGCCATTCACGGACAGCATGTGAGGAGGTGAAGGCCACCCCGGGCTCATGCAGGTGGCGGTCCAGAGCCCTGAGCGCCCGCTGAATGAGACGCCGGTCCTGTGGCGTCATCTCGCCGGGTAAAAAGGAAAGCTGTTTCATCCGTTGTGCCTCCGGTCAGTCGATGATACGCAAAATGGCGTGAGCTTCAGGATGCCGCAGAGCATACTCCCGCAGGCGGTAATAGTGCTCTGTCATGGCATCGCATTCGGTGCGTCAGGCGTGATGGCTGTATTCAATCAGGCAGACAGCGATACCTGCGGCTTCCGCGCTCATTTCCGCACCATTGCCGTTCATGCCGTTGAACAGATGCCATTTATCGTCATTGTCAGCATCAGGGGCCATAAACGCGCCGCCATTGCTGAGGGTGTAGAACGACCAGATGCCGCCGCTGTAGCCCTCGCAGAAGCGGTCCATCCAGGCGAAGATATGCGGCTCCAGGAGTAGCCACTGCGGGATAGCGCCAAAGTACTGTGACCAGAAATCGATACGCTGTTCATCGGGGACCGGCGTGACGGTCAGTTCAAATTCAGGTTGGTTCGCGGGGGCGAGGTCTTGCTGTGTCTGCGTTGTCATGGATATTTCTCCGTTAATCAAAAACGCCAGCGGCGATGGCTGGCGAATGGGGAATAAAGGGTATTCGGGAAGGTGAAATGTCGCGGGTAAATGCTTCGGGCTCAGCGGGTGGAGGTGCCTGTATGGATGCCTGAGGTGCGGATATAGCGGTTAAGACCTTCACCGGCATCCGGTTCAAAGTTCCATGCCCGCCAGAGCATCCGGCCTTCAGTGTCTCGAACCACCAGGCGGAAGTGACTGCCCTGGTCGTCTTCGAGTGTGATATTGCTGTAAGTGGTAGTGACCGCTTGCGCTTGTCTCCGGGTGAAAGGCCCCGGTGGCAGCAACACGGATTGGGACATTTTCGGACTCCTGATAAAAGAAAACCCCGGCAGCCTGCTGGCTGTCGGGGTGGATTTGCTGGGGAAGATACTGCTATCAGTCGTTACTGCAGTCTCCGAGAGTGGACAGAACTTTCTCTGCGTTCTTCCGGTCTGCCGTGAAGCTCCCTGCTTTGTGGTCATTGACGTAGACGTCGAACTGCCCGGCCTCAGAGATATTGCTGATGAAGTCAAACCAGGCATTATCGCCGTTACGCCAGCCCAGGCTGGACGGAATAATATATTGCTGGTGATCCATCACTACGGTGATAGTGGTGTCGTCATCGTGCGAACTGACCGTCTTGTCATCGGCAAGGGTAAGAAAAACAGAATGCTGATAGAAACCATTCTGGTCCGGGTTCCCTGTGCAGTTGATGGTAAACGTCTTCCCGCTGGCTTCGGTCACACTGTATTCCGTATTGCCCTGACCGTAACCCTGCTGCCAGAACCCCGGGATCGCAGAGGCATTAAAGCTCGCGAGCAGTACACCCGCCAGCATAAATCGACTTAGTGAACGTATTGTCATTTCTCTCTCCTTTATCGTTATTTTTATTCCTGGTTCTCAGGGTTTGAGGGTATCAGCAGTCGACCCATCAGTTTGCCGTCATGGGCGTACTCAAAGTATCTTTCTTTGGTATACGGGTCCGTCACCTCCTGGTATTCCAGTTTGATGTTATCGGCAATACACAGCGCATTCATCAGTGGCTGGACGGTTTTTTCCTGCATATCCACGAGGTAGTAGTAACTGCCACCCTCGCAGCCATCGGGCGACTGGTGGGTACGTAAAACCTGCAAGGTGGGACCGGATAAGTAGTCAACCTGTGACCATTCTTCGCTGACATCATCCTGGTGGCTGACCACATCACTGAAACGCGGTGGGGTGAGATCCTTAAATTTGCTGATGGCCTTCAGGTCATCACTTCTGTTATCGCATGCGCTGAGAAACAGCGTGATGGCAACCAGCACCAGCAGAGACAGTGTTTTACGTTTCATTATTTTTTTCCTGAAATCAGACGAACCACTTTGGCAAAGACATAAATGCCCACGAAAATACCCACCGGCACGCCGACGAACGGTGTCAGTGCGACACTGGCCGCACCGGCTGCCCCTCCGCCCGTCAGCAGTGCGGCAACGGTGGCAAGGGTCAGGGCCGTGAGGCTGTCGGACACCCCGGTTTTGTTCAGAATGATGACGATGACAACAATGGCGATAATGGCAATAAATGGCATAGGCTCTCCCTGCGGATGAGTTGAGATAGACCTGCACTATTCCGGTGGGCTGTCGGCCGGAACAAACGCAAGCAGCGACTGCTGGATAAAGCGAAAATGGGGTAAGGCCTGAATAAACACCGGGTCTTCAACCAGACTGCACAGACTGTCGTTGCGGCGAAAAGACTCCTGCAGGGGTTGAACCAGATGGATTTCATCCAGGGTGAATACGGCGATATGTCCGTCGTGCTCTGCCACCAGATACCAGGCCTGCTGGTGGATAAGTAACCGGCAGGGTGCCAGCCGCTCACAGCGCTGCCCCTCGGCAATCAGCGTCACCCGCCTGCGCCCGGTAATGGCCTGAATCAGTCGCCAGAAAGACAATGCGCCTGATAGCGAAGGAGCCGGACTGGCGGGTGCGATTACGCAGGGAGACTCATCGCACATCAGCAGTGCGTTTACCAGACGACGGTTAAAGCCAGGGAAAAGACCGGCCATCCCGCTGCGGTGGGCAAAGATAAGCACGTCGGGCACCATCTGCGTCTCACTGCCCGCAGTACGTAAGCGGCAATATCCGGACTGATACTCCAGGTCCAGATACATCAGCCGCTCACGAAAATCACGCCGCAGCGTGCGCACCGACACACCAAACTCAGCGGCCAGCTTACGCACACTCAGCGTTTCCCCTGCCACCAGACGGCTGATTATCAGTGACAGCCTGACAGCCAGCCGGTCATGGCGGCGTTCTGCCTGTGTCATGAGACGTTCTCCGTGAAAGTTAACTGACTGAAAATGATGTGATTACTTTAAAGAGGGGGTCGGACAGGGTATGGACATCACAGAAACTATTTTTCATTTCTGCAAAAGCCAGAGGCAGCGGGGGTTACAGGCCATTCCTCAGTGAGTGAGGACCGCCAGCACGGTGCGATGCGGACAGGTGGTGTCCGATATTAACAAAGCGGCAACATTAAACGGTCACTGCAGTTGCGTGAGCATCGCTTCCGCCATCACCCACAGTGCCCGGTTAAGTTTCACGTCCCCGTCGATACCGCGAACGGCACGGGTATGTGACCGTCCTCCTTTGGCATTACGGCCACTGAGCCCACCCTTAATCAGGTTCTCCTGAATTCGCTGGTACGTGGTCCACAGGTCGCTACTCTCATCCTGCCAGCGGCGCGGGGAGAGGATCTGCGACTCAGTCACCGGCTGGTGGTCCTCACCAAAGCGGTACGTCAGCGCGGCTTTTGCCAGTGCCTGCTGCGCAGGTGGTGGCAACAGCAACGACTGCATCGCATCCCGCTTCTCCTCCACACGGTCAAAAATGCCCAGCACTTCATAGGCCCCCTCAATCACCTGACTCACTACATCGCCTTTGTGCGGCACACGCACCTCGCCAAATGACTCACCGCAGACGAGCCCGTTCTGACAAACCGCACGAAATAAACCCGGCAACATCTGGTACGAACTGGTGCCATCATGGGAGTTGAGCAGGATAATTTCTGGTACCTGTTTACCGGTAATCTGCCCCTCCCGACGAAGGCGTAGCATGTGTTTTGTGTGCTCGCGTCGACCCAGGTCGCGTACCCGGGTCTGACAGGCAAAGAACGGCTGGAAGCCTTCGCGCTGCAGGCTGTCCAGCAGGGATATGGTGGGTATATAGGTATAACGCTCACTACGGGATGCGTGTTTGTCCTCACTGAATACACTGGGCACCACGCGAAACAGCTCTTCGCGGGTTAACGGGCGGTCGCGACGAATAAGGTTTGCTGCGCCAAAGCGCGAAGCCAGACGGGTCATAAGCAGACTCCTCATAACGGGAAAACAAATAAAAGGGATCCCCGTCGCATCGGCGACAGGGTCAGGGAAATAACAGGAATGGGTTAAATATTCAGAAGAAGAAATCCCAGACGGCGCGGGCCACTGACACCACGGTGGTGCGCACGGCCTGAATGACGGCCCGCACCGGGGCGGGTATCAGGGGAAAGGCACTGATGCTATCGAGTACAGCACCGACGGTTTCACCAAAGTCGCTACGAGCCTGCTCCCGGACTACCGTCGTGCGAAAGGAAGACTGGAGTTGCGACACTACCGGGCTGGTGGCCTCACGTGGCAGGCACTTAATCATTCGTTCGGCCACCACCCGTAGCCCCCATTGTAGACGGACCGACACAGCACACACCGGATGTACGGGCTGGAACAGCTCATGCAGCAGACAGATTTTGCGGCTGATATTCTGCTTCTGCGCCGTGGACAATAGTCCCTCACCGCTGGTGGGTTCGGCCTTATCCGACTGGCTGATCACAAACAGTACTTTATGCCGGTATGCCTCCCCAATTACCTGATGATAAAAGTGCTCATCCACTGCCAGTGCGCGGTCATCGGCTTTAATGAGCCACAGCACCAGGTCGAGGCGAGGAAGCTGTTCGCGGTACAGCGCAGCATACTCGGTATCGCGAGCGCCACTTTCACCCACACCGGGCAGGTCCACCAGCGTCATAAACCGCTCACCAACCTGCAGCCGAAAGCGCAGTGGCTCACGGGTACAGGCAGCAACATCGCTGACTGGCGATACCTCACTGGCAAACAGGACATTACACAGGCTGGATTTCCCGGCTCCGGATTTACCCATAATGCCGATCACTGGCTCGTAGCGGGTTAACTGATTTATCTGCTGCAATATACGTTCAGATACCCATTGTGGCAGACCATCAAGCGACTGCTGAAACGGCTTCAAACCTTCAGAATTGTTCATTACTACTCCTCTGAAAAATAATACAAAAACGGCAGAATCGTGAGATTCCGCCGTTAGTCGGGTATGTTCAGAAGAATGATATATGTCTGAAAATAATTTGAATTAAGGTAAGCGTTAAACAGCTGCCGCCTGTGATCCCGGCCCCTAAGTCGTTAGGTTATTCTGCCCCCCTCATCCTCAAGCCCGATCAGTGGATAAGGGCAAATTGTCCGAGGGGCGATAGGGCATTGGGCAGTAAGGTTTTATAGTTGTTAGGCATTAATCTAACGTTATAGAAACATGGTAATGACTCCAACTTACTGATAGTGTTTTATGTTCA